CGGCGATATACCATGTGCATCGTCCCGAGACGCAGCCATAAAAAAAGGGGCTGGCATCACGCCAACCCCTTGTTTGCTATTAACTTTTAGATGTCGCGTTAGCGATACCTTAGTTAAGACGCTTTTATCAATACTCTATCAGTAACAATAAATTATCTTCTAAAAAATTAGTTAAGACAATTTTAATTGTACTAACTTGCAGGATTATGCAACCTCTGCTGCCATTAGTGTCTGCAGAACTTGGCCATAATTCGTCATTTTTAATATATGCATAGTCACGGTTTGCCAAAGCTATTCGAAAATTAATCATTTATACTTGGGAGTATTGATGCTTCACGCTTCCTCAACTCGAGTACTTTTCTATTAAGTGGTAGATAATTAAGAAACCCGATAAATAAAATCACAAATACAATAAGAGATACTACTGAAATCCTTATGAACGTCGATTTAGTTTCTCTAGCATATTCAACTCCAACTTTTATCTTTTCTTTTTTTCTCGTGTCAAGATGTGTAAAATAATTACATATAATGGCATAGTTTTTGCTGCCTGACTTAACTTCATTAATGTTGTTGCAATCAATTTCTTTCGTTTTAGATGGATCAAAAACTTTTTCACTATTTAGATGCATGAATGTTCCATCGTCAAACCTATAAGTTGCGAAACCTATTTTATAGCTATCTGCATGCATTATTGAAAAGGTCGCAATAAAAAGAGAAGCTAAGGCAATCATTAAAACCCCTGTAACATCCCAACGATTCACTTTTTTACCTATCGTACCAAAGAACCCTGCGCCTAAAAAAAACACATCCTTAAGCTTGCCTTCGCGAATATTGCGCTGTATAAAGAGTGCGTCCTCAACGTTACTGACATTTACCCCACTAATAAATCTGTAAAGCTGAAGATCAAACCATCTATTATTCTCGGCCTCCATAGCCTTATCATCAAACTTTAACCTTATAACTTTTAAAATAAATCTAAAAGCGAAGGATACGCCACCTGTTCTGATTACAGCCAAAATAAATATAAATATTCCAAGTATCCACTTGTAGTACTCCATATTAGAGCTATCTATTAACATGATCATTCCTTTAGTTAAAATTGATTATTGAAGCTATGGGGTTAAACTGCGGCGCCTCTTCAAGGTGATCCAGAGTGAAGTGCGCTTAGGGCATTTTTTCACGAATATTAGCATAATCAAGGATGCGCTGGAAAACTAAAATATTGCCGCCATTTATCATAAATGACTGGTGAAAGTATGCCGTAAAAAATCAATCTTTTTTTCTTCCGTCAGTGCAATATTCTTGAACGCGATCATCCTCTTATGCTCTTGATAGATCGAATGGAATATTTTCTTCTACAATACGCAAACTTCATCATTAAGCCAACGAGGGCTCAAAACAATTCTTTTTTGCTGTCTATGGCTTTAGTGAATGTGAGCTTATGAAGAGAAAGCTGGGAACGATTGAACCGCTCCGCTTCACTCTATCTGACGCTAGTCGCTAAGCATACCTTAACAGTCCACGTCAGATGAATTTTGACGTAAGAGTCGCACGTTTCAAGAAGGATTTTTGTCTGGCTATCAATCAGCACTAACATATCCTTTTCTTTAAAGATGCGGTCACCCTCTATAGAGTTCGGAAGCTTCCATTCCCCCAACCAACATAACTCGTTAAATACGGCGTCTAGATGGCGGGCAACCTGGCGATCTATAAGTGTGAGCTGAGGACCTGCATTTACGGCTTTGAACACATTTGCGATGATGGGCTTTATCAGCAAGTTCTACACGCTGACTGCCCGGGCGCGCTATCACGCCACACCACAAATCGGTCATCGCAACCGCAAATGGAACGGTGCCAGTCCCGCTAATACCCAGCACAATCTCGTCCGACAAAAAATCCGCGCCAAGCCTCATCACGACGCGGCCCTACACTGACATATGCTGATGTTTATGCGCCCCGAGCAAGTTGAGAGCGTGCGTGAGATTATGTCCGACTACGCATGACGCGATCTGCTGGCATCACTACGGACGCACGCAGGGCATGATCGAGCAGGTTATAGCCGTGCCCTACGTGGCGGACAATCCCGACCGGCTGCACCTGTTCGTGGATAACGGCGCGCTGGTCGCCACGTCCGCCGCGTCGATCTCATGGGAATACCGCTACACCCTGAACGTGGTGATTACCGACTTTACCGGCGACCAGAACCTGCTGATGGCCCCGGTAATGTTCTGGCTGCGGGAAAATCAGCCGGACGCCCTGCAGAACCCCGGCGAACGGGAAAAGCTCTTCACCTTTGAGGCCGACATCCTCGGCAATGACCGCTGCGACATCAGCATGAACCTGAAGCTGACCGAGCGGGTGCTGGCGCGGGAGGTGGACGGGAAAATGACGGTCGAGGCCATACCGGAGCCGGACGTGCCGCAAGCATTCTGGACGGCCCGCCATGGCTGAACTGCATGAGGCTGACGCCTGGCTGGATGCGCTGCTGGCGCAGCTTGAACCGTCGGCCAGGGCAAGGATGCTGCGTGAGGTCGCGCGCGACGTGCGCCGCATTCAGCAGGCGAACATCACGGCGCAGCGCGCCCCGGACGGCACCGCATGGGAACCCCGCCGCGCCACGGCCCGCACGAAGCCGGGCCGGATCCGGCGCAAGATGTTTGCGAAGCTCAAAACCACAAAGTACCTGAAGGCGCAGGCCAGCGCCGATCAGGCCGAAATAGCCTTTGCGCCTGCCGTGCAGAAGCTGGCCCGCGTGCATCACTACGGCCTGCGCGAGCGGGTAAACCGCCGTGGCACGATGGTCAAATATGCGGAGCGCCAGTTAATTGGATTGAATAAACAAGCCATAAAATCAATTAGTGACGCTCTTTTAGATTGGTTGTCATGTCATAAACAATAAAACGACAATCACCTACCAAAAATCAGATCTAAAACATTAGAATCATCAAATTTTAAATTGTTTTTAGATAATTTCTTTTTTCTCATTTTATATTCCATTTGGACGTACTTAAATCCTTGTGGCACAGACACTATCTGAATTGGATTTGATGCCAGTTTTATAAGTATATTAAACACTGTGTCTAGATAGTCGTGAGTATGCTCGACCAGTATGCCTGTTTTGGGTGGCGTGCTCCCAGTATGTACAATTATATTTCTTGTGCGATAAATTCTTTTTATTTGCCACCTTATCCTTTTGGCATGGTTATCTAAGGCTTTAATAATGCTCTCAGGGGAGGATGTAAGCTCTTGAATGTGATCAAAACGATCCATTAATAACGGAAAGCTATTAAGCTTTTGACGGAAGTCTGCCAGCGCTGCTTGATGCTCTTCCGAGAAAAAAATCAAACATAACGATTTTGTATAATCCTCATTCCCGGTTAACCTGAGAAGATTAATGCTACTTTCATAATTCCAACGAAGTAAATCCTTTATCAGATTATTAATTAAACCCTCAATATAGCCATAATTTAAAAAGGGAGTGATTGAATCAACAATATGCTCGATTGTGCTGGTTTTTTCTCCCTTTGATTCATCGGGTATTAAAGATTCTAAGGCAATCCACAAATTTAGTATTTGATTCTCGACGTCTTTAGTTCTCAAAGCCATTGAATGCAATTGTGCGCTTCGTATGAATTTCGAAAAAGAATCTTTTTTCATATTAAAATTTGACATAAAATCTTGAATGCGTTTGCTAGCCGCATCTGGAAGTAAATCTTTGCAGCGATGCATAGGGTTAATTGTAGTTCTAATCTTATAAACTTTGTTTTCAGAAGTTACAATGTTTTCACTGGACCAAATTGCTTCTTGCTTATGATGATATAATGACATAAGGGTGGATGAAAACTTTAGTCCCGCTTCGGCAAATTTTCTAGCCGCATAGGGATCTAATGCTTTTATTTTCCTCACCACCAAAATAAATCGTTGATTAGTATTCCTAAAGAACTTATCACTCTCTAAATGGGCTGGGGCTGCATCTAATATCTCGATATTTAATCTTTCAAAATATTTCAATGCATATTTTAGTGAATTATCTACTATAAAATAGACATCATAATTAGTTGCTTCTTTAGGGAGCAGATCTAAAAAATCACTAATTTCTTCGTTTGATGATACGCTCTTAGACTTTGCGCGGAAATTTTGTTTAATCTGATCTCTAATGTAATCTTGGCTAATTCCTTTGGAAAGCAAATGAGTTACCGTAAGCCTAGTTAACTTTCGAATGTTTTTTGTGTCATATCCTGTGGTTATCGCGCTCACTAATTCTTTAAATAAGGCATCTTCATAGCGACGAGTATTTAATTGTATCTTCAGCAATTCAAGAGTGACTTCTAGGTCTCTTGAATTTGATGGTTGTTGATTTAATTCACTTAAGATGGAGCCTAAAGGAGATGTTAATAAACTTTGAGCTACGTTATCTTCTCTTAGGCTTTCAGTAAGCTCCTCTATTATGTGATTTATATGAGCTGGATTTATACTCCCTTTTTCAATATCACCTATAGCACTCAAAGCCTCATTACATAAACTAGGAGTATTCATTGTCGAAGGTTTATATGTGCTGTGCGTGTAATCGAAAAGCAACTCCTCCATTAGTTGCGTGAAAAACATTAAAGCTCTGCAGTTTTCAGGAGATGTCCAGTTAGAATGCTGAGTCTGTTTCATTGATTCATCCTTGCTAATAAGATAAAGCATTTAATATGGTGGTATAGATTTTGTATCATCAATCACACATTGTGTAAGCATTTTCTTTCATGTTTCTTAATTACATGATTGAAGAATGAATCAACAACTCACCGAAATCATGCGCCTTATCACCAACCTGATCCGCTCCGGCACCGTGTCCGAGGTGGACCCGGTGAACTGGCTGTGCCGGGTGAAAACGGGCGACATCGAAACCAACTGGATTAACTGGCTCACCACGCGCGCCGGCAGCACCCGCGCATGGTGGAAACCCACCGTCGGCGAGCAGGTTGTACTGCTGAGCCTGGGCGGCAACCTCGAAACCGCGTTTGCGCTGCCGGCCATCTATTCCGACGCATTCCCGCCGCCGGACTATTCAGAAAACGGCGCGACAACCGTGTTTCAGGACGGCGGCTGGTTTCAGTACGAGCCGGAAACCGGCCAGCTGCTGATAAAGAACATCAAAAGCGTGCGCATAGAGGCGGCCGACGGGATTCAGCTCATTACTGAGCAGTTTGGCGTGGACGCTGACCAGACCCGGATCAACAGCGAAACCGTGATGAACGGTACGGTGACGCAGGGCGGCGGCGGCATGAGTTCAAACGGCGTCGTGGTGCATACCCATAAGCACGGCGGCGTGAAGTCCGGCAGCGATATGTCAGGAGGTCCGCAATGATGTATCTCGGCATGAACCGCGACACCGGCGAGGCGATCACCGACATCGACCATATCCGCCAGAGCGTGCGCGACATCCTGATGACGCCGGAAGGCAGCCGACTGCAGCGCCGGGAATACGGCTCGCTGCTGTCGGTGCTGATTGACCAGCCACAAAACGACGTGATCCGCCTGCAGGTGATGGCGGCGGTGTATACCGCGCTCAGCCGCTGGGAGCCGCGCATCAGGCTGAACACCGTCAACATTACCAGCGCCTTTGACGGCTCAATGGTGGTTGAACTGACCGGCCAGCGGGATGACGGCTCGCCGGTTGCCATGTCTGTTTCAACGGGGGTGAACAGTGGCAGTAATTGACCTTTCCCAGCTGCCCGCGCCTGAAGTGATTGAGGTGCCGGACTTTGAAACCCTGCTGACCGAGCGCAAAGAGGCGCTGATCGCGCTCTACCCGACGGAGGAGCAGGCGGCGGTGCGCCGGGTGCTGGCGCTGGAGTCCGACCCGATGGTGAAGACGCTGCAGGAGAGCACCTACCGGGAAATCCTGCTGCGCCAGCGTATCAACGAGGCGGCGCAGGCGGTCATGGTGGCGTACGCGCTCGGCAGCGATCTGGACCAGCTGGCTGCAAACCATAACGTGCAGCGCCTGACCGTCACCCCGGCTGACCCTGACGCGGTGCCGCCGGTCAATGCCGTGATGGAAACCGACGATGCCCTGCGCGTGCGCGTGCCGGAGGCGTTTGAGGGGCTGAGCGTGGCCGGGCCGACGGCGGCCTATGAGTTTCACGCAAAGAGCGCGGACGGCCGCGTCCAGGACGTGTCGGCAACCAGCCCGTCACCGGCCAGCGTGCTGATCACCGTCCTGAGCCGTGAAGGCAACGGCGAAGCGGCGGCGGATTTGCTGGCTACAGTGAACACCGCGCTGAACGCCGAAAGCGTGCGGCCCGTAGCGGACCGCGTCACCGTGCAGGGCGCGACCATTCATGACTACAGCGTGAAGGCAAAGCTGCATCTGTTTGATGGCGTGGCGGCCGGTCCCTGCCTTGAGGCGGCAAACGCGCAGCTGGCCGCCTACCTCACCGAGCAGAAAAAACTGGGCCGCAGCGTGCGCCGCGAGTCCTACGGGGCGGTGCTGCGCGTGCCCGGCGTGGACTGGGTGGAAATGATCGAACCGGCCGCGGACATCATCCTGGACCGCACGGCGGCGGGTAACTGCACCGGCACGGACATTTC